CGTCAGCAGCAGGGAACTGAATAGTAAATGTTCCTGCAGTTGATGTTTTATCGCCACCAAAATCCAATATTACCACAGCTTTATCACTTTGAGTATCATTATAAATTAATGCTCCTCTTGCGGTAATAGTTGCTGAAGTCCAAGACGTATCAGCAAAATCACAAACTGCTGTATCTGTACTTAAAGTAGGTGTAACACTTGTTAAAGTATTTCCAGCAGCAGTGTATCCAGTGCCAGAAACTTCATTAGAAGTTGTATATGCAGTTGTTGATTTAGATAATGTAGCGGAGTTAGTATACAAAGCAATTTTAAAAGTGTTTCCAGTTGTCGCAGTAAAGTTATGCGTCGCTGTTAAAACCTCTGTTTTAAAACTGTTTGCTACAGCTTGAGTGATTGCCATTTTATTGTCCTCCTGTTGTTGCGCCACCAGTTGGCTTAATTGAACCTAATTGAGGCTGGAAAGAAGGTCGTGGTATTCTTAATGCACCATGCATATAATCATCACGTTTTGCTCTTCCCATTTGTTGCATAGCTACAGCCTGAACAGCTTCGGCATATGATTGTGAATAAGTTTGCAGCATCTCCATAGGACCTTTTAAAAATTTAAAAGCTTCCTGAAGACAACCGTATAATAATGCTTTTGGAGCATTATCCCCTAACCAAGAATTTGTGTTTGTACTTGATAAAGCTTTATCTAATTTACTTAAAGCTAACTCAAAGTACAATCCTGAACTTGGAGTAGGTACAACATATATACTGTTGTAATCCCATTGTGTATAATATTTAGGCGTGCCTGTCAAGTTTCTGTTTGGCCAAAATTCATTCATAAAAGACACGTCTTTTTCCTCTAAATATGTACGATTACCAGTAGCACTGGTAGAAGTTAAATTTTCAAGTATATTAACACTACGTATTACAGAAAATTGAGCTGGGGTAGGAACTGTACCTCCAGGTACAATTAAAAAAGGATTAGATGATGTAAATTGAGTATATTGATATGATCTAAAAGCAGGAATATCCAACTGCCTTAATAGATCATTTTCAGTATGCTCAATAAAATCATTAACAATAGTATCAGTTAAAACATTACTATCTGTTTCTGTATAATCTCTTATTTGTGTTACTAATTCAGAATATGTTGTCATGCACTCACCGTTGTAGGACCTACAAATACTACTCCTCCACCGCCATTACCACTAGCAGTAGGTGTAGAACTAATTGTTATAGTAAAAAAATTAGATTGTAAATCAGGGCCATTGGGGGTAACGTTAGAGGTATCAGGTGTTGGTGTGTAACCAGAAGCTGATTCCAATACGGAAGGTGCAACTCCAAACCTATCAGTTCCTTGTACACCCATTCCCCTAAATTGCGTTGTTGTTCCTTCTGTTCCACTATTTGATGCGCTCCAAAACATAATTGTATCTGATGTCGTATAACCATGACCAGGTGCATGTACTTTAACAGTTGTACTTCCGCTAGTAAAATGAAAAGGATTTATTGGTAGAAGTCTAGTTGTATCCGGTGCAGTTCTTGAAACTCTTGGTCGTTCTAGCGCCTGTGGATCAGGTGAATGTTCATGAGGCATTAATTGAGGAGCCTTAGGTTCATATTCACTTGTATGTACCCACATCCCTGTCCATTCTTTTACCATTTCCGTGTAAGGAAATTGTAATCCACTACGATCAGATATTGCTTTTGCGTATTTACCTTTAGCGTAGGCCATTTATTTTACCATTTACTATCAGTTGATCCAGACCAATGATACTTACCACCTTTAGTAGCAGCACCCATTCCTTGTGCAGTCCCACTAACTTTTCCTTTAGAAATAGGAAATGGTGTTCCACCAGATTCTTTTCCTTCGCTAGTTGGAGCAATTCCCTTTGTAGTAACAGCGCCAGCTTTAACAGGATTAGGTATTGAAATTGATCCACGATCACTCCAATTACCTTTTACCCCACCTTTGCTGTCTCTGCTGTTAGCAGTTTGGGAATTATAGTTTCTATTACTCATTCTTCCTCCTTTTTACATTGACAATCTGAACATTCACATTGTCCTCCGCAGCATGAACCACCATTACTACAATGACAGTTGTGGCCACATTTTTTACATTCTCCCATTTTCATTTCTCCTATGGTATATAAGCCTGTGCCGGTTTAACACGATATGAAACTCTTTCCCTATTCGCATCTGCCGTACGTTTAAACTCTTCCTCATAAATCATTTTTAAACCCGCAGCTAATGCTGGAGCTCTTTTTAAAGCTATATAATAAGATAATCCAGAAATTAAGCAAGGAAGAAAATAATACGGCACATCAGCATAATTTGTATAATCTCCTGCATCTTGAATTCTATTTATAAAAAAATACTTCATAATGTAAGCTTTATCTGGACTTGGATAAACAAATAAAGTCATATCATTTTCTGGTCTTCCAGTTGAAGTTGATCCTCCAACAGTAACTTGACCATTAATTAAACAATATTGTGTAGGTCTAGCATCTCCAGATGAAGATTCTTCCTTCCTACTTAAATTCATATATTCAGTTCTTGAAATTTTATTTATATTAACATCAGTGGTGTTAGTATCACCCTCTAAATTAGTAGTAGCATTAGTTGTTGTAGTAATAACAGCATCTATAATATCAAATACTTTTTGATCTACAGCATAATAATTTGTACCAGCAGTCATTGTTTGAGTAGCATAATCAATGGTCCATAAATTTAAACCACGATTAGCCCACTCAGAAAACATTAAATTCAGAGATCGCCTAGCTGTTCTTAGATCATATCCTGATCTAACCTCCAGACCACATCTTTCAAATGCTTCTTCGATAATTTCTTCAATCGTTAAATTAAAGGTTCTAGTGCCTGAATAAGCCATAGTTAACCTTTAACCGTAAATTACAGTTACTTTATCAACGTTACTTAATGTTGCGTATGATGATGTTTCACAACGGATTCCTTGTCCTGGAAGATCTATTTGATAAGTTATAGGTTCACCAGCACTGGTTCCACCTACACCAACATCAAATACAGCCATTGAAGTTCCACTAGATCCACCATCTAAAATTGTAATACTTCCTGCAGTTCCATCACTTACGTAATAGATGCTAAGTATTCTTGATGGGCCCGCCGAAACAGCTCCAGAAGAAGTTAATCTTGTTGTTTTAACACTTCCAATAAAATCGCTCATTTGTTATCCTCTTAAAAAGAGCGGGGATTTCTCCCCACTCAGTTAATTATTTTACGAAGCAAAGGCAAATGTGCCTGTTACTTGAGTTGTTTCACTTGCCAAATCATAAGCAATTGTCCAAGTACCTGTTTCATAACACACAAAATAGATTTTACCACTTGTAGTTAAAAGGTTTGTCGATGCGTTTGCTGGTGTGAAAGTTAGTAAAGTTTCATCAGCTGCTGAAGAATCAAAAGAAACTTCTGAGCTTCCTCTACTTTCAATTATTGATCCTGTTTTATAAACATCTGATCCTGCACAATCAAAAGATAAAGTCGCTGTTCCACCAGTGGTATCTTTACTTTGAACATAAACCACAACTGTTCCAGCTGTCGCTGAAGGCAAAGTAGCAGCGCAAGCTGCCGCACCTGTGTAATTTACGTAAGATATAGTATCAGCAGCAAGTGTTATTGTGCTTGATGTCGCCACATCTGATAAAGATAATCCAGTTAAATCTGGTAATTGTGAACTGTATCTTGTTGTTATTGCTCCAGTTGATGAGTTTTTAGTTGCTACTTGAAAACCCTTTTCCGAACGGACTGGTCCGTTAAATGTAGTTGTTCCCATTGTCTACCTCCTTATAGTAGTCGTTTAAGTCACGGGGTTGTAGAAAGGGCGGAATTATTCCGCCCTTTCTTAAATGTTTTATGCTCCTGGTGAGCCAAATATTCCACGCCAGTCAGACCAGCCGTAGCTGTATCTTTCTCTTGCTTTATATCTAACATTACCAGTATCGAAGTCACCTTCCATCGCAGTTCTAATAGGTGCTCTAGTGAAATG